TATCGCTAAAAATTGTTCTTGGATCGCTGCCCGTGTCTTTATAATCAGTGAAAGTGTCTTTATCGGCTTTTCTATAAAGCACGCTCACCAACTTATTCAAATCCATTTCATCTCTTTCTTTGGCATACTGCTGCATCAGCATTTCGGCAACTATAAATTCTGCAACTGTTAAAAAACAAAAATCCTTACCCGGCCCATAGAATGTTCTCCAATTATATTGAAACATGGGCATGAGTAATTTGCCTGAGATAATTTCTTTGGAAAACAAAAAATCAAGCAACGGATACAATTCTTCTATATGTCCGGTACACATCTTAAAGAAGTCCTTAGGCTTAATTTTCATCCAACGGTATAAAATTGTTTTCCTGATTTCCTTTTCAGGAAGATTAAGATTTAGCACGTAGCAAAAGGTTACCAAATAGTGGTAGTTCATTTCATCCCAGTTTTCCGGAAGATGGAATGTTTGTTCTTTTTGATGTCCGTTTTTAACGGTTTGAATTTTTATCTCGTGCATTATACATGTTTTGCAAATCAACCATTGCTGAAAGTGCGACTGAAGGAGTACCACACTCGATTACATCTGTTCGTCCGTTCATTTTTGCTATGCGAATTTTTGTGCCGTCACACTCAAAGTACATCACCTCATTAGGTTCATGTACCGGAAAATATTTGTTATTTATTTTTAATATCATCTGATATCACATTTATTTTAGATGAAATGTCATTGCGCAAAGCTTCACCGCTTTGCTTGCTTCCGATGGATGATCCGAAGTAAAAATTAATTACAGATAGCCTTTCTCCCGAAAGCATGGTAATCACACTGCCAATGGTTGCAGACAGAAGTGATAATATAACACTCTCCAGATAGTATGTTGCTACTGCCAACATAATAAGACAGAGTCCTATCAACGGCAGGTTGAACCGCATTACTAATAATGCCACCCTGTCTGTCATTTCCGATTTTGATTTATATACCTCTCTGGCATTTGCCATCTCACCATAATACAACTGGAGTTCTGATAAGTACTCTTGATAGTTAGTCAGAAACTCTTTCTTATCACCATCACTAAGTAAGATAGTCCCATTCACTACGGCATCTTTGGCCATGTCAAGCACTTTTAGCGGTGGTGCAATACTGGCTCCAATATCGAGTGCAGCATCAAGTCCTTTACTTGAAAGAAATTTGTAAAATTTTGTGTCTTTAAAGGGTTTCATTTTTTTTAAATTATTAGGTGATTAATTTTTAAATTTCGCTCAATGCCGTAAGATATTTCTCAGCATACTTTGCAATGGTCCTTGCCTTGTCTTTGCCGTTAATTATTTTTCGCGCTCCAACAAAATCACTCAGGGTTGTGCTGTTGATATAATCGCTGAGTTTTCGCCCGGTAAACAGTCCATGTATCATACCATCAAAAAGTATGTCGCAGGCAATGTTTGGGTTGCATGCAAGCTCCGGCTGCATCACTAACGGGAAGCCCAACCGGTCTTCAAATTTTTTGTAATTTTCTTTCCATGTCAGCTGCACATAGCCACGTCCATAATAAGTTTTGCCTGTAATCCTATCGGGCTGTCCGTATGCCTTACCTTTTCCTTTTCCATATTCTTCAATAGGCTGCATCGTCCTTGCCGTTTCATGATAAACAGTGGCAAGCATATATGCTAACCACCTGTGATCTGTTAGTTGCTTATCTTGCTCCCATGCATCAAGAATAATTTCATACCCTTTAACTTGCTTCTGAACAAGATAGTCATGCAGCGGACTTAACTCTGATTTGATGTTCTGATAGAAGATTTTACGGTTTATCATTTGATTTATCAATTTTATGCTTTAGCATTTCCTGAAGTAATTTCTGCAATGTGTCTGTAATTCCTTCCATCAGGTTTACTCCTGCATACTCACTCACATTTTTTATGTTCAGTTTAAGTTGGTACAGTAAAATAGATGCAGCAAGAAACTGCGTGATTGGAACATTTGGAAACAACGTGCCTTCTATGGCTCTTGCTTGCATCAGAAGGATGATGTACAGAAATGCCTTAATAACAAAATAGGAGAGGCTTTTCTGATGATTCCGCAACATCCTGAGCGTGATATATTCGGACAACACAAAAAATTCAAGCATAAATATCCATGTCTTGATGGGCGCAATGAATCCCGCAACCATAACAAGTATTGTCTGCACGATGATATTTTCTGTATATTCCACTATGTCCTTAGAATAAAACGATACCATTTCCTGATTGGTCTATGCTGTTGTCTGATTGCGATTGCTCATATTGTGTGTAGGCACTGCTTGCCACCCACACCGGATAATCTGTTTTGTTTTTATAAAGCAAGTCGCTGAGTTCTTTAAGATAGTTTTCTGCTTTGCTTGCGGCATCGTCTGCAATTTTCTGAAGCCTCGATTCTTCAGCAGGCTGCGAAGCATTTAATGTTTGCCTGTCGCTGCTAAGAAGTAAATTAATTCCCTCGGCTGTGATTTGCACCGGCAGTCGCAGGCAGGCAACACTGATGGCATAGTACGCCACCACACGCACAGCAAGATTAAATGCTTTCTGGTTGGCTGCAGTTAAACTACCTGCTGCCTGTTCAGTCTTTAACAGTGCAAGAAACTCTGGACCTGTTACCGTAGATAAACGCATTTGCTCTGCTTCCTGCATAGCTGATTTAAGTGCATGGAATGTCCTGCGGCTTTCTCCTATATTGTAAAGCGAATCAAACGCTGTAGCTGTACGAATGAGCAGATCATTAAAGACCGTATAGCCGCTGCTGCTAACCCACGTTGGAAACTCACTTTTATTTTCCTCAAGGAATGTAAGAAGCAATTCCACACCTGTATAGATATTCTCATAACATGCTTTACGAATATTTTCTATCTGATGCTCAAATGCTGCCTTCTTTGTTTCGGACACCGATATGCCTATGCCGCCCTTGGTTATATTCACCTGTCCGAATGGAATGTACTTCAGTATGGCATAATTGGCTAAGGGTAATCGCACATGGTTCAGCAACGACCTTTGTATTTCTGTCAGTGTATTACTTTGATATGCCTGATTCAATGATGTGTATAACGCTGCTCCCAAATATTTTTTGATCAGCACTTGTTCACCTTGATTTTCAAGGAATGGACGGAGTGCATCCATCTCGAACTCTGCATTGGCAGGGATATATTTCTTTAGTTCGTCTGTGTGTGAAAAAAGCATGGGGTTATCGTTTTGGGTTAGAGGTAAAAAATGTTTTTTTCTTTTAGGCTTAATTTATTTTGGTGATTCTAAGCCAACCACCGGCTTTTGCTTGTACTGTCTGCCCGGAATTATTATCCCTGTATTGAATATTTATTACGCCTCCGTTAGCTCCACAAATTACCGATCCAATCATCGTCATTACTGCACTGCCTGATGATGTGTATGAGATTAATGTTGATGTATAAGAACCGGCATTGGTTATTGTACTCTGTGAAACATTGGATGATGAGCCTCCGGAACCAATACAGCTGAATGATACTTGGCTGTCATTAGGGGCATTAACTCTGAAACCAACTCCTGACGAACCTGATGTTGTCAATACCATCCAAGCCTCAAAAACATAAACATCATTTGCGTTTAGGTTCCATTCCCATGGTGTTGTTCCATCTGTAATTGTAATGCCTGTGGAACCGGCACTAACAGCATCTGTTGCAAGAAATTTATGTGTTGTTCCCAAGTTGGCAACTGTTGTTATTCTATTGGTTACATCAGAGAGGTTATTTGCTTTTTGCAAATAATCTCCCAGTGTATCGTTAAGTCTGCTTTCTAACCCATTAAGATCATTTATGGTAGGAATAGTATTAATCGTGTCACAGACAAGTTGATTTAAATTATTGGCAACAATAGTAACGCCATCTTTTTTTATCTGTGCTGCGTTAAGCTGTGCATAGCAGTTAAAGCTGCATGTTGCGATGAAAAGGAGTAAAAGTATTTTTTTCATTATTGTTAATTTTAAATGTATCCAAATGCTGTAACAATGTCGCCCGGTTCTATAGACTCTGTAATTGTTATCCAGTTATAAGGGTTATCCACATATCCGTTTACGCGTGCCTTCTTACTAAGCATCTGCCCATTCCAGAAAACAAGAATGGGAAGTGAATTGAATTGAAATTGAGTCTTGCCAATTTGGTCAATAATTTCAAGCTCTTGCAACACGAGATGAGTTAGCTGATTAGAGATTGTTTCTACGGTATTATTCAGGGCGTCAATAGCCTCTGTAAGCGAAGTGCCCGGTGCAGTGCTGTTGTTTATAATATCATCAGTGTCTTGAGGGATGCTATCTGCAACTAAAGCAATCAGCGCATTTACAGCATCAATTGTTGCAAGCTCAACTATCCCTGCATCTGTGCGCGTAAATACTTTACTGTCGGCACTGTTGATGGCTATTTCACCTTTCATAATGTCGGTAGCTGCAAACCCCGCATCTCCCCATTGTAATGTTGATGGCGATGGCACGGTGGGCACCTCACCTGTTGCTGTGAAGATGAGCTCTTGTCTGCGTTTGTTGGTTTGCGTTGTCAATTCTGTAAGTGTTATATAACCAATGAACTATTTGCCGTTTCATTATCATATTCCGATCCTTGACCGGTTTCAATGTTTACCACTGTATCTAATAGCGCAGACACAACAAGTGTTGAATCTTCTATCTGAATTTCGGCTGTTATTTCATCCATCTTTATTTTATTTTATATCAGTGAGGGGGCATTAGCAACAGCAGAATTGGTGAAGTATATTATCGGAATACGTTTGCCGTCTTTCAATCCAAAATTCAGCACATCCTCTCCATCCTGTTCTTGTCTGATTACTTCAAGGTAGGCTTGCTCGTTATTAATGTCAATGCTGTTTTGTGCAGGAAGAATTATTCTTACCTGTCCGGGCACTCCCGTAATTTCCATTGACATAAAGTTGGCTTTCGCCACCTTGCTCCATTGCCCGATAACACGTCCGCCATCTAACGAAAGAATAATGGCCAGACCAGCAATGCTGCTTATTGCAACTGCGACATTGTTGCTATCTTTAATAGTAACTAATATCGAATAAGTTCTTCCGGGTTGTCGTGGGTTGGTTTCTGGTAGTGGCATTAAGGGCGATTTTCAGGGGTTACATTATTAAGCGTTGTAAGTATCTGTTCTTCTTGGAACCATACAATCTGTTCTCCGGAAGGACCACGCAGATTATTGTATTGTGTCAATACAGTTAATGCTTCGCACAATTTGAGCGCATACGATTTATTATTTTTAAAAAATATTTCATCTGCCAGGCGTTTATCACTTCCACTTCCGCTGCCCATACTCTTGCCGGGTGTTTTTCCTATCAGCGTACCGTCAAAAGCCATGGCATATAATATGTGGTCGCTTGCTTCTTGCGAATCTTCAATATAAGATCCCTCACCAAGATTACCTTTCATTTCCTGCACTTCCCACTTAGCAAAAGCTTTACCATAAGCATCACTCTTGAAAGTTAGCATAATGCTCTTTCCTGTCTTTTCGATTCCTGTCAGAACCTTATTAAATTCTTCTGTTTTTTTAAGTCGTGCAGCTCTACGTTCTTCGGCAGTCATGCTATCCCACTTAGGATAATCGGTGCGCCAGGCTTCTTCAGGTACATGCAAAACATATTTTATCACCATCTGATTGTCCATCAGTTTTGCCTTGAAGGTTGGAATCTTTTCTGCAAGGTCAAGCCACTTCGAATCTATGATGCTGTGCCATGGCACACGCTGGTAATAAGTGCGCTTTGGCGAATTAAAAAACAATGGATAAATAAACCGGTATCCAGATTGCCTTTGCATCTGTCCTATCCAATCATAATACGGATCAACACAACGAACTTTCTGCCAGGTCTTCTCAGAGCCATCAGGCCAATTGGCATCAATAAATACATAGGGTTTATTGCCCGTGCTATCCTGTGTTGAATAACGGCAATGTGTACTGTCCGCAACACTGATGGCAACTATTTTCTTTTTCGACTTGTCAAGAATAAAATCAACAAAAGCATGATGCCACCAATAAAGGTTTCTGTATCCATCCTCTAAGAATAGTCTTTTATTATTATAGCCCCAGAAAGATTCTATTTCAGGATGAATGAATTGTTGGATGATTGGCTTTCGTGTTTTCTCATCAAAGCCGGTAACATAACCATAGTGTAAGTCAGCAGCAGCCATGTGACTTGCCTTGAAATGCAATGTTGACGGAATTAATGTATTCTTATGGGCACGTTCTTCTACCATGCCAGGATAGTCATTATCATCACCCCACTCAACATAATCAGTCGAAGAGGTAATCTCTTCAACCGGTGCTGTTATCTTAGCTGCCGGAGCTGCATTGCTTCCTTGTCCAAGATTAACCATTGCCGCCACATTTGTCAGATAGGCTAATTGGCCGTCATCGCTGAGTATTATTTCTTTCTTATTAGGCATATCAATACATTACTTCTTCATTGTTTAGTTTCATCACAAGTGAATTATGGATAGTACGGGTGTTTTTGCCCGGCAATAGAATAATATTTCTTGTCCGCAATTTGCCGTGGTTTATTCTTCGCAACAGAACGTCTTGTTTAATTGCCTTTTCTCTTGCGGCATGTAATCCTCTGTTTCCCGACAGCACACAACGGTCATGCTCTATCAATCTGCCACCGGTATGAATAACATCTATTTGCGCTTGCAGACTTTTATATTCAGCCGTATCAGCAGCGTGTTTATTCTGCATGGCCTTTAAGTTCTGCTTTTTTCGATATTGCTCCCTGTTAGCAGTAAGCCATGCAATAGAAAATATTTTACGTTCACCATCATGGTGTACCTCCTGCATGGTGCGTAATGCTGCTTGTCGCGTTATCATTTTACAATAATGCACCTCTGGTGAGCCAAAAAAAAGGACAGTTCAGCAAAAAACAGTTTCTGCCATGCAGTGCGGAAAAACAGTAAAACTGTTTACTTTTGTTGTGCTTTGATAATGAAATTGTTTTACATCTAAACCTTCAAAACAAATGACCAAAAACGAGATTACTGAACATGTGATGGCGCAAACCAAATTGCGGAAATGCGATGTGGAGCGAATTCTTAATTCGTTAAGCGGGTTGATTACAGAAAAGCTGACCGATGAAGGAGAATTTGAGTGGCGTGATTTAGGTCATTTTCGGGTTCATGAACACAAGTCCAGGCTTTTTAAAATGCCTGATGGCAAAATAGTAGTCAAGAACCTGCATAAGAGAGTAGGGTTTGTGGCCGGCAGAAAACTAAAAAAAAGGGTATAATATTTATACCCTTTTTTATTAAGCTGCAACATCTAATGTAACCGCTTCAACGTTTAGTATATAATCAACCGCTTGTTGCGCCTTAGCAGAAGCTTGAATAATCATCTGTGGATTGTCTTCAAGCACGCTGATCCAACTCTGAATATAAGATGCACTGTTTTCAAACAATGAATCAGAGAGCAACCCGGCATGATTTATCAGAAAGCAATTTCCCAACTCAGCAATAAGCTCTTCTTTGCTGTACTCGCATGATGCAAAGTTAGCCTTATGACTGGTAATGCCTTCGCGGTTCAACCTCTTGGCATGTCCTGTGCTGTGTGTCAGCTCATGAAACAAGGTAGCGTAGTATGCCTCTGTAGTTATGAATTTAGTCTGTTCAGGCATACATACATAATCTGATTGAGGTGAGTAATAGGGCTGATTGCCCCGATGTACAATGGGCGGACAGCTGGTATAGTTTTTAAGAATGGTTTCACAGGCTTCTATGTGATTAACCACACGCTGGAATGGAGCAGGGACGTGTTGCGCTATACCCTCACATTGTTCGCTGTTAAATACTGTATAGTAACGAAGCACACAGAACTTTTCATAAAGTTTTCTTTGTGATGGAGTAAGTTTTGCTCCTTAAAATATTCTTGCACGGCTTCTCGCTCTTCTTGCGTTAAGACATTATACTCCTTAGCATAATAGTGCCGCAAGCTATGGCTGCCTGTCTTGGGTGTTTCATCGTTTTGCCCATGTTGCAATACTTTTTGTTCAGACTCCTCTGTGTTGGCTGCTATATCCAGCACCTTACATTCAGTTAGTGTCCATCGGAATATATAGATCATAACTTTCTTTTTAATCATTGTCTTCATCGTACATACGGTCTTCTTCGCGCTCTGTTAGTGCAAGAAAATTCCAGCAGTCTGTTATAATATCATCAATCTCACCGGGGTCGGTTGGCTTATCATTAGGATCAAGCCACTCCTGTAAGGCAATGTTTAATTTAAAATCTTCATAATCTACGAACACCGTTTCGTCATAATTAAACAACAGGAATAAGCGCGGATAGGTTAACTTAAGTATCGCCAGTTTTCCAGGGTGAAGGATAATGTTTTCGCTGATATAGAATCCATAATACCGCTCTGCATCATCGGCTGCCTTAAGGTGGGAGTTAAGATCGCCATCTGGAGCAGGTGTATGAAAGTAAGGCTTAATTTCAAGCGCAGCGCATAGGCGGTGATTCATATCAATATCCCATGCAAAACGACCTGCCTCAATGCCACGAAGCGTATTGGGCGAAATACCAACGTATAAAGCCAGTTCTTCCTGCGTTCTGCCCATTGCTTCACGTTTCTCAGCAAAGAACCGCCCGAGTTCTTTCCGGGCAGTTCTGATTTTTTCTTCGTTAATCATAAATTTTATCTATGTATAATCTTTCAGCACCACTTCCTCTGCGGAATATTCCTTGCCATTCATAACACCAAGTTTCATAATGCTGCTGTAGCTCTATGCCTTTCTCGTCAATGGGAATTGTATGCAGCACAAACTCTTTCGTTTGACCAATGGAGTCAGAAGGCCGTTCTTCCATTCCAACTATTTTAAAGCGCTCTTTGCCATTATTCACATCCGAATAACTGACCTCTATTTTTTCTCCTCTCAGTTTATGGGCACGATCAATGGTGAGGTACTCACCTGCTTCAATAAAATAGGTCAATGCATTGTAACACTGCATTACATGACGTAATGATTGGTTGGCATACGAGCCAAAATAAACCCATCCGTAATATTTACCTTCATATTGTTCTGTGGCATAAAATCCATAATCTCCTTGTTCCCATTCAATGGAAGGCAAGCCATTTTCACTACCATCGTCAAAAAAAGCCGCACCATATACGGTGGCTATCACTTCAATTTGGGTTAAATTTAAACTTTTCATATTATATTTTTTAGGAGTTAAATAAAGTTAGATGTTGCGCCACATTGTACTATCAAATCATACGCTGTAATTAAAGAAGTATTCAATGAAGGACGTAAAGGATCAATATTACCAATCGCAAATAGGCATTTCAGTTGTGGTTTGATATCCTCAAAATTGCGTATATCAAGCTCTCTGTAACTATTCACTTTACGCCCGTTCGTACGCTGTGCGCTCTCTGAATATACACGTCCACAAACATCAGAATTGGTGGATGAAAAGTATCGTCTGCCTCTTCCACCTGCACGAGAAGAGTAGTCAATCACATATCCTGAGTAGTAAATATAACCTGCTTCAAGTGCTGCGGCACGTTCAGCAGCAATAGCACGATTTCTTCTAAGTTCAATCCTTCTTATTTTTCTTGCTTGACGTGCAGCAACATTCCGCTTGATTGTTTTGAGGTTATCGTTAAGGTTTAAGGCTAACACTGAGCGGCTTTCTCTCACCTTCAAGGCAGCACAATCTTTTTCGTCAACAGAAATTACCTCATAAATATCTAAGGTAGTGTTATACTTTGCCACAACCCATTTGCCGGCAAGCTTATCATTCGGCACATTTGTTTTGCAATGTATTTTACCACGAGAATAGAAATTCCAATGATCCGATACACGAATACAATCTTCCGGAGTGTAATCCCATGATTTACCTTCTTTCGAATAAAAGGAACCACTGGCGTACCTGTTGTAAGGAGATGCGCTTACACAGTTTGTAAGAGTGAATAATCTCAGTGCCTCTGGCATTGCTAAGAGGCCACTTTCAATTTTTAATTTTGCTTTTGTCATTTTGTTTTTGCGTGGTAACGGCTGCTCCACCGGGGTTTATTTTGGCCGCCCAAGGCTTTTTTGTTATTGATTTTTTAAATTGATGCAGCAAAGATAATATTTTACCTTTAATAGTACCAAATATATTTTGTATAAGTTTCATGACTTATTGAATAATAAGTATATTAATTTCTTTGCTTCTTTCTTTCCAAAAGAAAGAAGCGCGGCAAAGCCACGCTTCATCTTCATTAATCCCTTCATGCTATACGGCAATAGCCAATATAGCTTGGTCGGTCTCTCGCTGCGCACCTTCAAGGTCAGCCTTAAGGATAGAAACAAACTTAGCCACTGTTTCAGGCTTAGAAATGTCAATCCTTGCAGCACTTGCAGACGATTTCAGGCAGATAAACTCATCTTCACCGTTAAGGTCTGCTTGGTAGTCCTCAACCTGTAGCGCCAGTGCTGATAACTTCTTCCTTCGCTCAACAAGTCTGGATAACTCCTTAATAGCTTCGAGCCTTTGAGCCAAAAGCTCTTTAGTTGGTTCTTCGATTGCAGCAACAGTAATAATTGCGGGCAATTCGTTTTGATTTTGTGCGTTGGCCTCGCCTGGCTTAGCCGCATCGCTTTTTTTGTTTTTGTTCATATAATATGTTGATTAATAGGCATAAAGGTAATATAAGACTAATAAATTTCCAAATATTCTTTTGCTTTTTTAATGTTTGCACTAAATTTTATATATCTGATTTACAGTTTATTGCATCAATTTTAACAATTATCCAAAACACGATTGTAAACAACTGCTTTTCAGGTTGTTACAATCGTGCCAATAAAATAAAAAGGGGTTGAGGGTTCTCCCCGCCTGTCCCACGCTAACAGTGGCTTGGCAATTGCCAATCGAAAGCAGCGATATGTGATTACACGCCAAAACCGTTCCTTAGGAAGCATACGGTGAAACCGTACCTATAAGTTTGCGTTAAGGATTGAAGGAAGCTACCATGTAGCCCGGAGAGCCTGCCTTGTGCCATAGGCACAAGAACGCCCAAGAAATTAATGTGAATGAATCATCCCAACGAAGTCTTGTTTGTTATTGAACAATCTTCTAAGCTTTGCATAAAGCAAGATATCAGCAGCTTCTGATAGGTGAGTAGCATCTTGCGGTGGCACACCTGAATCTTTCCTCTCTGATGACTTATCCTTTTTGACTTCTTCACCAATCTTAATAATACCTGCATTGAGTGCGGATGTCTCCCATGCCAGACAGTTGTTTCGGTTATAACGAAAAGCCGGTAACCTTTTATCTTCACCAGAAAATAGTTTACCCCACATAAGATATCGAGAGTGGTGTGAACCTATTTGTCCAATATAATATGGATTCACCTTCCATCCCAACTCTGTTAGCGTTGAAATAATTTCGTCAGAAAAGTTTATATCTGTTGACGCTCTCTTAGGAATAGAAGTTGAGTCGAAGTAGTAATTAACTTCTGCGCAACCTGATGAGAGAAAGTGTTTATAATACTCATGCCATAGCATAATGCAATGACTGAGTAATTCAGGATGTAGTACATACTTTGCAGAAAGTAATCTATATAACTTAGATGATGCATACTGGCCGGTAACTATTGAATTGATTGCATTATTATGGTCCAAAGAGAAGTCGAGTGGTGCAAGGTAATTTAAGTCTGCATCCCATCGACAATCACGTTGATGATGAATACCCGGTGTTAACTTATCAACGAATGAATTATTAACAGAATCATATCCATGCGTATTAATGTCCAATAAAGAATAGAAGCCGGACTCATTGCGTATTATTCTCTCATTCATTATCTGAACCCGGAATTTAGTTTCTGATAATGTTTTAAAAGCATTTTCAATTGGTTGCAATCCAACGTTAGAAATGTTCTCCAGTGCAGAAGCCTCACTGAAATAAATCGAGTCCTTACGTAATTCGTTAAGCAGCTTATTGTATCGTTGTAATTCCTTTTTTACTTTGATAATAGTCTTCTCGCAGCTGCTATCTTCAATTTCTTTCTCAAGGAGACTTATTTTATATTGTGATGATAATATAAGTTGTATTTGTTCCTCATCCATATGTTTGCCAAAGTCGAGCAGCCATTTTTCAGAACTGGTTTGTGGCTGATCGGAACAAAACAATAGACTAAGGTAATTGCTGAGATGTCCCCATTCATTTAATCCTCCGGCCATGGTTGGAATTGTCTGCTCGTCAAATTTTTTCTTATTAATAAGCCTTGCTTCATCAACAAATCCCCACTGGGATCGAACTCCATTAATAGAGCTGAACTTATCTTGACTGACAAGATAAATTCCGGAACCGTTAAACCAAGAAATATAATGGTCAGGCGATATAGGTCTCCTGATTGGTTTAGGCAAATTCAATTCTTCAGGGGGGAATTTGCCTATCCAAAAATGAACATTCTGTTTATAGCCGCGTTTCTCCCATCCCGAAACTAAAGCATCAAGTGTCTTCTCTACAAGTTGAGCGTATGTTTTACCCTGAATGAATCCGTTAGATCCCGGCATGGTCAGAACATTATTAAGTGTAAAGTCTGCTCCGGGGCCATCTGTCTTACCAGTAAAACGTCCCCAAATACAAACTCCGATCTGTGGGCGAATCAGGGAGTATATCATTTGTGGCTTATTCAGATGATAATCCCGTTCTTCAACTGTAGTTAGATTATTGTTCGTCATCAATCAATTCAGCATCATCAAACATATCTGTATCACGAGGATTTTCTTTTTTCTTTTTTAAGAACTTTTCTATTCTTTCTTCAAGGTTATCAGGCAGGTTTGCATTTATATGTTTCGGGTCAAATACATATCGTAAATGCTGCGGCTGAATTTCTGAATAAAGTTTAGCTTCATGACCGCCAAAAAATTCAAGTAACAAGCTCATTATATTCTTCTCACTGCTTGCAGCTGAGCGGAAATCTTCTTTAGCCACTGCCTTATTACGGGTTTCAATCATAAATCCCATGAGCATATCAACATAGAAATCACGACCCGATATTTCACTGGTAGCATTGAATACTTCCTTAGTATCATTATACTGGCGGTAAGCCTCTGACTGAGAAATACCATAATCATTCATCAGCATACTGGTAACCTTTAATCTGCTGCCATAACGATAAATCAAATCACGGCAAACACGTAAGTCGTTAAGCTTCTTCTGTAACGCATCAGACAATTCAACATTGTCTGGTCCTCTGTGCAGAAGATGCTCAACTATTTTTTCGATGTCTGTCTTCTGAGTGTAAGTTCTAAGAATAGGTTTTATTTCATCATCCATCAACTTTCTTGGATTTTGAGATTTTTCATTAGTGTAATAAACATTTCCTGAGCTTGAGTACTGCCTTTTTTAGCCATATCAATTATACTCTTACGTACTTCAAATACTGTTTGCAAGCGACCTTTATGGTAATGTTTATATGCTGCGCTATTGGGATCATTCATCTGTTCACGAAGATACTTCAACGTGAGCTCTGCGATCATTGCTGTTTCTTCTATGCTGAAATGGCATCGTCCACAGTCTTCTATCGTTTGTAATTTTACATCTGTCATAATCGAACCTTAAATGGTTGTTCATTACGCAATAGTGATTCAATCATTGCAATATCATCATTGACAACATTCTTGCTGGTACATATTACGAGACGTTCGGCTTTTGGGTTCCGTGTCCAGTTTGCACTGCCTGTAATACTAATATTCCACGCTACATTTCTGATTGCACAAACTTTTGCATGCATCGGACATAGCGCAACATTAAAATGTTCTTGCGCAAGGAGTAGGGCATTTGATTTATATTCCTTAGCACTATAATCAAGTATCATATTAACACTACTGATGACACCTGTATTAAGCATATAGATTAATTTACGTATCGAGTCTTCTGAAATAGAATACGTCGTTAAAAACAAATCAGATTTACCTGTATGTGTCAGCAGGTAACTCAATAGATCATGCATGTTCCATTGTCCACCGGTCCACAAATGATAATGCCGTTCATTGTCTATTTTGGACAGGTAAGATTTAAACCACTTCAAACTTGCTGCATTAAGTAAGGTTGCAGGCGAAACAGTACCTGTAATAGCATCAGTAGATGCAGATGTATTTCTAGTGTCAAATAAGCTCATTCAGTTTTAACTCAAGTGCATTCCGCATAGCTTCCAACTCTGGTATCTCACCTTTGCGTTTTTCATTTTTCTTAACCTTAGAAATAGTACTTCTGACATTATTCAGTTTTTTCTGAATGGTAAATTTATCCTCATCTTCTATTTTGGCTTTAGCTGAATCTCCAGGTAGTTTTCCGAACTTCTTCCAGTAATCTATTTCAAAATACAATTCGTTGAGTTCATCTTCCTTATCGAGTAATTCATTGCAAAGATCGCCCGTGTTTTTGGATGACAGAAGTTCATTTATTCTATGGTAATAATCATCTCCTTGTCGCTTTTCTTTTCTAGCTATCTGAATGGCTTCGTCTGTAATCATAACAAGCTTATGATGCAATACTGCACAATGCTTGTATATTGTTTTACTTCTGCTAACAATATCTTTTATCGCATCATCTGCACGCAAATATTCATCATCACTAATTATTTGCTTTACCTTTTTTTCTGATTTTTGCTCGTGCTGTAAAAACTCCGGTTTTGCACATAATTTGATAATCTCTTTTGTAAGAAGGTCCCGATTATAGCGCGTTTCCTTCCTTTCCAGGATCATGACAAGAGCACGATTAGTGCTAAAGCACTTCAACAGTGCTACTCCTGATTGATAATCACGATTACCTTTAGCCCATTGCTGTAATGACGACACTTGCATGCTACAAAAATAAGCATTCTAAGCAAGTAAGAAAATAGATTGAATTAGTCCTTTTTATAATTGAGCAGCCACACAATTCTTGTGCCTTCGTCAATAAATTCAAAATCATAGCCTCTTGCAATCAAAGCATCATAAACATCACTTGCCTGAATATAATGAGGGCAATGATCACTCAACATTTCTAATATTTCGTTAGTTGATTTACGCAGCGAGGCATTACTGCTGTCTGCAGGAACAAAGCGAAAGAAAAACTTATCAAGCAAATAATCTGTCGCTTCTGAATTAACTTGTTTGGGTTCCTCTTCTGCTTCCTCTGACATTAGCAATATTATTAACAGGGCTGTTTGCAGACAATGCATGAAATAACACACATTCTCCTTTATTCAATATATTCAGGAGAGCCCTGCTGTTATCAGAGGTATTGTGTGTTATCTTCATTGTCTGCGATGCAAACATAAAAAAAAATCCGCTACATGTTACCACATAGCGGACTTGTTTAATTTAAAGGTTTAGTTTTAAGGTAGGTTACTTTTTAGTAGCAGAAGGCTCAGAAGGTTGATTGACTTTATCCGTCTTCTTTTTAAAATATGGATTGTCAGGATACTTCTCACAGAAGATGTCAATTGCACGAACATCAATGACAGATAAATCCATCATCTGTCCGCCATATCGCAATGGCATAATTGTTTGTTGTGCGCTGAGTCGTGGACTTACATCATACTTGTCAGTCACACTTGCTGGAAATTTGCTCATAGTGTATTTATTATTGAGTTAGAATTATGGAGTAGCTAAGGTAATGATACCTTTGTATTCTGCTTCAGACGATTCAAATGATGAAATTGTAATTGTCCATCCTCTGTAACCCTTCTCGTTGTTACCGGAGCTCCACTCTGTCTTTACTTCTGCAGGGAAACGTGCACTTCCAAGCTGACGTAATCTTCCGTCTGCCAATTCGACTAAGGCAATGGCTTTAATATTTTGCCATTGCAAGAGTTGTGAAGCTGTGCCTGCATCGGCTCCGGGAGTCTGCCCTTTATATGTTGCGAGGTAGCCGGTAGTGTCACGCTCACTGTTTGGTTTGCCTTCAAGATTCCCGCTATCTCTCGTGATATAAATAGTATGAAACCCTTTAGGAGAAGTAAATGTGTGGTCATCAGTAATTTCGATAATACCGCTATTGGTGGCGGCAGGATCGTTCATTTCTTCTTTAGCTCCTATTGTAAGGAAGTCTGTAATTGCCGCAAGATAAATGCGACCGGTTGTTCCGCCAATATTCAGTGTTGTTGCGGTAGGTGGGGTTACGTTACCTAATGTTAGTGCCATTGTTATTGTTGTTTGGTTTTGTTGTTAAAATTTTATTTTTTAAGTCGAAGCATACCGCTTCCCATTTCAATCATTTTTTTTGCAAGTTCTGTATCCGCTTTAACATCTTCAGCAGATAGAATATTACCTTCAAAATTTATTTTTGGGAAAGCAATGACATATGTTTCTCCATCTATTTCTACAGTAGGTTTAACTAATGAAGCTATCTCATTGCTCTTCTCAAGTTGCGACTGTAATGCATCGTTTAGCTCAAGTGCATCCTGTAGCGCTTGATTTGCTTCCGATAGTTGCGATTCAAGTACAGAAACTTGCTTCTTAAGTTCCTCCATTGGATCACCAGAGCCTGCTACTGCAGGTTCTGGTGATGGATTATTTTGTTTAGCCATAGTATAATGTTATGAGTTTAAAATTGATCGTTTATCCAGATAAATTCAGGATCCGGCACTTGTAATCCAATCGAGAAAACAATAGCAGTGTCAAAACCATATACAGTCTTAACCATTTCAATTGTGTTCATGTCACTCATACTGTCTGTACCGAGTACCATGTTTTCTTGTGGAGCTACAATGATTTTTCCGTCTGTAATCCATTCTACCGGCTTAATTATACAGTTACCGTTTCCAATGTCTAATGTTTGTTGGCCAAATGCATTGTATGTTGGCTTATCATGGAACAATTCACGATACTTCTTATTATACATATCGGCAACACTATAGGACATATACATATTCATTTTATGTTTCCTGTATCGTGCCGGTATAGACTCATATACCGATTCTAATTGCGTAATGACGTTTGCAGCTGTAATGGCTCCTGTAGCAACAGGTGTCAACCCTATTGCATCAATAATTTTATTGAATCCATCAGTAATTCGTATCGCCAGGTTAGAACTAACATCAGTTGTATCGCCAATGCCCAGTACTGAATTTACTAATTCATGCTGAATCTCCTGAGTGATTTGTTGCCACATATAATTCTCAAAAGGAATATCCTTCGCAGTAGCATTAGCACGAATCTGATCAGCCATCCATTTGTTATAATACAACAGTGGTTGAATCTGAGTTTCATAAGTAGCCAGTGCAGGCGTAAGTTGTCTGTCTGTAAATACAACTCCACCCGGAGCAGTAAATGTTCCGTTGTATGCTTTCAGTCCGACACCTGCGGCCATCTTTCCGAATTTTGTAGGTCCTTTTATCCCTGTGTAAACAGTGATTCCTTGCTCAGCTAGTCCGCTGAAAACTTTCAGTAAAATGCCTTTTGCAAACTTAGTTCCGTAAGCTGCTGCGGCAGATAAATTAGGGGTTGCCATTGGTTCTTGTTATTTTGGTTTTGTTTGGTTTTGTGTTTGTTTGAATTAATCTTCTACCTGATTTGCAAAAGATGGATTGTCACGTAATGAAGTCTTCTCAAAATCGAAGCTCTGCATCTCCTTATACATCTTCACTTCCGGATCAACATTATCTTCCTGATTGTGCTTATGCTCTTGTACATCCTTTTTTCGAGGGTGTTGTTTCACCTCACCTGGCGATTGTAAATTTGCTAGCTCAAGGTTAAGTGCCTCTATGGTTTGTTTGTTAGAATCAATTGTTTTTTGCAACTCTGTTACTTGAGCATTCAGGTTGTTAATCTGCAAGGTCAGTTGCTCATTCTTTTCAGTGGCGGCTGCTATACTGTTTGCATTATCTTCCAGTCTTGCATTCAATTCAGAAAGCATGTCCTGTGTAATTTCCACTTCTTGTTCTTGCTCTGCAACATTCACATTAAAAAATGTTGCAAGACTCTTCAGAGCCGATGTTAATTTTACTTTCATTGTATTGTTGGTTGTATGATTTATTTCCTTTTTGCCTCCAATCTGAAGTGCATACATGATTGCATCCTGCTCTGTAGCTATCGCATCAATAAGACCCATTTCTATTGCTTTCTCTGCCAGATAAACTTTGCCGGTCAGTGGCTCATTTCCCTGCATGGATAATTTGCCCGAGCGATTAGTCTTCACTGTCTCCTGAAATATTGCATTCGTTGGATTTAAAATATTTTGCTTGATGGGAGCATAGTCCTTCTCCAGTGCCTTAAAGTAATCTTGATTCTTATCAGGGCTGCTGTCCGCATTAATGTACAGCATCTCATAACCCATCTGCTTCAATCGCTCCTTGTTATTATAGAATGTTGTTGCAGTGCCTATACTTCCTACCTCTGTGGTTCTATGGCTGGCAAATATTTTATGCGACCCACTTATAATTGCATAGCCCGCACTTGCAGCCATTCCACTGATAAAGGATACAACAGGCTTTTTATTCTGTGCAACAACATCTGCAAATTCAAATGTCCCGTCAACACTGCCGCCACCCGAATCCATTTTAAGAAAAATTGCTCCTATGTTTTTATGCGAATAAGCATCCAGCAATCGTCTGCGCATGGTATCTGTTCCGGGAATACCGCATGAGTCTTCTTTCATTACAACACCGCTGAAATTTAGTACAGCTATACTACCCTCTGGAGCATCATCATAACTGTCAATACGAGTAATCGTACCTGCTGTTAATGCA